TGACAACGAAGCTTGCACCCGCGTCTCCTTTAAAGAGACTGTGACGTTTAAACTTAGACGTATGTCTAGGTTTCATTACTGGGATACTCCTAGTAAAGGGCGGAAGAGTGGAGCGTTAGTACTGAGGGGTAAGGTCGCGGAAAACCGCGATGAACTCCGGAGTAGCAACGAGATCCTTGAACCGAAGATAAGCATCGGTTCGCTCAGCCGCAGTCGACGTTACATTTGCAGTCATCGTGACCTCGTAGCCGATTTGGCGTAGGAAGTCACCGATGCAGCCGCAGGTGCTGTCGTCCGTCTTCACCACCGGCACCAGCATCTTGCTAGTCGCGCGATAGTTCTTGACGCCAGACGCGGGTTCCTTGACAGACAGCTGAACGGAAGAATAACCGTTCGGGATGCCATCTGCCATGTACTTCCACGTCGTGATCCCCGAGATATTACTAACCGGGGTGTAGACCTTGGTATTCAAGGTCAGGTTACCGAGTGCCATTGTGGAACTCCTTATGGAGTTGTGTTAGTCAGCAAAGACAGAGAAAAGTAGTGCAATAGCGCTACTCGTCCGAGTTACTGAGCTGAGGGGATTCTTGAACGTCGGATAGACCGGCCAAGGACTGGATGTATGCACTTCGCGGAACATTGCGAAGTTGTTATACTGGATCAAGGATAGATCCCCATCGGGTAAAATCGATGAGCCATCGTTCACGATAAAATGTGTCCCTTTACCAGTAACCCGTTGACTAAGCATAGAACTCCCGGTAAGGAATTCCCAGCCATAATCAGCATCTAGCAAGTTTAGGTAATCCCCTACAGGGAGAGCCCAATCAAGCACGAAACTGAATGTCACGAGCTCATAAGCCGTTGAAAGAGGGTTTGTTATACCCAAATTCGCCAGCTCTCGAGTGAGGGGATTCTTAAGCCTATAAACTAGGCTCGTATGAGCACGCTCTTCACACTCGTAATCAACAACGAGTGGTTTGTCTGAGTGACCGAACGCATAGCAAAAGCCAGTGTCCGACCTCAGACGCGTGTCATTCTCCTCATAGGACTTCTTTGTTATAAAGAAGTACGCATTCGGGCTACGTTCAAGCTGATTAAGCTTTTCGGTAGCGCCAAACACATCCTGAACCAGCGGCCTTACGGCGTACTGGGTCTCGAGCCACGCCTTCGGAACTTGGCGTATCCGACTGTCAGTCGGATCTACACGAAAGTTCTTCATGTAGTCCCAAACTCCACGCTTACCTCTCTTTAAGTCACCGTAAAGCTCAGCCACACGACGAATGTTCTTATCGAACAAACTCGCCGTATGGAGGCGCTCCGCGAAGGCTACAGACAGATCGATTTTCTGATCTTTGAGGTTTGCCAATGCACCATTGATAGCTCTTCCCCGCAAATCCCATCTCCATGGGTTAAGCGGTTGGAGTTGTGCATTGTATGCCAGCCCGTTTGTCTGAAATTGATAGACGGCCGAGGGAAAACCAGCGTAATGTACTTCACAGTTAAGGAGGCCCGTAGAATAACTACGGCGCTCTCGATACCATGGAGTAGTAATACGTGGCAACCCGCGCCCTGGAACGGGAGTACTGACTGACTCAGGCTTCACAACCGTAACTCGTTTCCACTCTTTATTAGGCCCAGGATAGGGCCCATAAGCAGTGCCGTAGTTATAGTACGTAGTACTAGTAGCTGCGACGAGGTTAGAATCGCGGTTGATAGCAGGAGTAGTCATGGCATAAAGGCCTGGTAGATTAACACTCTGGAGATTAAACCAGAGGCACGTAACACTCTCTTCACAGAGAGCGAGCACAGCTGCATATCGCAGACTGCACTGAGTAGTATAGTATAGTCGCTATTAGGACGGAACTTACCGCCCTAAGAAGCCGACTAAGTACACTACACAGTAGAGCGAGGGGATCTCCC